GCAGCAATTTGGTTTAAAATTTGAACCTGAAATTGGGCTACAGCAGTCTAGAGTTCTTTTAAGAAATGCCATAAAAATTTATAAAAATAAAGGCTCATACGCGGGTCTAATAACCTATTTAAAGTCCTACACAGGTTGGGACTTAGAGGCTGTACTTGGAAAAAACCTAATGTTAGACATAAACGATTCTTCGTTTGAACAAAGCGTAGGGGCTTGGGTATCTAGCGCCGCGTCATTAACTCAGCAACAGTCTGGGGTAATAGCTGCTCCTGGTGGGACTGGAATTCTCATTGCCTACAGGGGTGACGCGGATTTGCCTGCAAGTTTCCCTAACTTACAAGAGTATTTGTTAAAAGTAACTACAACAACTGCAGGAACTGTCACATTAGATTGTGGGTATTACCCGTCACCTAAGGCAACAAATGGCATCCCCGTAAAATCTGCAAACATTATTGGTGTGTCTAGAGATGGTACTTATGTAACCTATTACACAACTGGAAACAATTTTGTAACCGGAGATAAAATAACAGTTACCGGGCTTTCCACATCAGCGTTTAATCTATCAAACGCAACAGTTTACTCATCAACTGGTTACGAGTTTAAAGTTGCAAGTACCGTTGCAGGTTCTTCTCAAGGAGTTACAGCCACACCTCCACCTCCAGGTATTCCTACATCAATTGGAGTTGCTGGCGGAAACTATACTTTTAGTATTTTTGGGGTTTCTGCGGCAACTGCAAGGAACGCTAAAGTTGCCATCAAGTGGCACGATTTAGGTGGAAATTATTTGTCTACCAGTGACTTTGGAACAGAAGAATCTTTGCCGGTTGCTGGAATGGCGAATGACACTGCAGAACGATTAACGGTAAGCGCAGTTGCTCCGGTAAATGCCGCGTTTGCTACACCTTTCATAAGTATTGCTAGTGCAACTCTTGGTCAAATCTTTTACTTTGATGCGGCTATGTTTGAAAACGCTAATGCGGCTACCACGTTTGAAGACTCTCGTTTAATTAAAATTACATTTAAAGCCTCTAGAATCAATGAGCTTAAAAACCCAAACTTTACTACAAACACTCAATGGGGTGTAACTAACGGTACTTTGGTATTAGGGTCTTCTCTTAGCCCAGCACCATTAGCGTTGTCTGGTGAAACCCTAGTTGCAAAACCAACAGCTTCTGGAAATGTAATTATAAACTCAGAAAACGTTACAACTGTTCTTCCAAACACAACTTACACATTTAGTGTTTACACAAAGTACTTTAACACCACACCAACTGGAGCAAATCCAACAGTATCTATTTCTTGGTTTAAAGCTGGTGGTTTTTCTACCGGTACAGTGCAAACCGGAACTCCAGGTATTACAGACCTTTCAACAGGGTTTGCTCGTCCAAGCGTGACTGCAACAAGCCCTTCAGATGCAATATACGCAGTTGTTAGTGTTAACTACTCAACAACAAACACCGATGTATGGCTTGTTTTAGACGAAGCCTTGTTTGAGGCAAGTGCCTACGTCAACTCTTACTTTGATGGTGATACAGGCGTTACTTCTCTAACAAACCTACTTTGGGAAGGCGGGGACATTAACGCCGACGCTGCTAGAAGCCATTACTATAAAAACCGCGGAACGATTCAAGGCCGTCTAATCAGCGATTTACCTAACTATTTAACCTTAGGAAGCCAGTTCCAGCTGCTATTTGCAAAACCGTAGTAGGATATAAACATGTTTGAACTTATTGTTGCCGCTTGTTTTTCTGCTTTTTTCTTAGCTGTAATTGACCAGGTAATAGAGTTAAAGATGTTTAAAGCTTTGGCGTCTTTAATATTTTCGGCTGGTGGGCTTGCGTTACTTGGCGTGTCCGAAATAGGGCTTTTTGTAGCATTAACGGTAGCTTCTGCGTTTTTGTCTCTTTTTATTACCGTTGCTGCAGACCGAATGACAACCTTTAAACCAGCCGTAATTCGCCCAACTAGACCAGAGTAGAACTTCGGGTATAGTCTGCGACTCCACCGTCTTAAGGAGTCCACATGGCAGATTACACAGTATTACTGGCAGGTAGTGGCGCGACGAGCAGAGCAAACGTTGAAGCCCTGATGTCCGACCATTACTACGCAAACGGAGAACCAAAAGCCCTAGTTCTTTCCTTTACTTCAAAACCAAGTCAAGGTCAGGTATGGGCCGCGCAGCAGGCTAAACAACAACAGATTGATGTAATTGTTTACGCAAACGCTGGTGCTTTTTTAGACAGCATCTCTCACGCAACTATGGTTGAGACTACAACCCCTATAGATGATTCTATTAAAGCCTTTAAAGAGTCAGAGGTTTTTATCCTTTGGAGCGATGAAGACCCAGATTGTGCGGACGCCCTTGCTGTCTGTAAAACCTATGGCTTGGCTTCTTACGACCTTTGCGACGGGTTGTCCAAGATAACCCCAGCGGATGAGATTAAGCGCTCTGCTACACCTGTAATGCCTGAATCTGAGGCATCTACGGATAACGCGCTAGAAGAGGACGAAGACGAAGACGAAGATGATATTGAAGACGAGGAAGAAGACGAGGAAGAAGGCGAAGAGTACGACGAAAAGATTGATGACATCTACGCAGCAGTAGACGCCTTTATTGATTTAATTGTTGACCGACTAGCCAAGAAGCTAAAAGAGGATAAGTGAACGACCTCTCCCCTCTTGCACTAGCAATCCTTGTTAAGGCCAACGCTGGGTTAAACATCTCAGCAGAGTCCGTAATGAGTCATTGGCAAATTGGGAGACATTCCGCACTTAAAGCGCTAAAAGAGTTGCGAGAGTTTGGTTACATTGAGCTGAAGACCCAGAAAATTGGGGCTAGTATTGTAAAGAAGAACTACCTGACTGTCTTAGGTTCAGACCGTCTGACAGCCGAACTATCGTTACCCCTTGTAGTGCAGAATAGCAATAACTCTGTATTTGCTAATTCGCTTATAAGTAAACCAGATACACCGACGGAGTCGGTGGAAGAGTTCCAAACGATTAACATTGAGGTGGATAGCATGGGCTATGAATTTTTTGAAAAGCAATCGTCTATCGACGATGACGAATCTCTTAACGCACGAAAAAAAGCTCAAGACGCCAAGAAGGCTGAGTACGAGGAGGCTAAGGCCAAGACCCATAAAAAGCGTTTGAGCCGTCATTCCGTTCCTGCCAGCAAGTGGACTTGCACAGACGTTGGGTACGAGTTTGCTGACCGCATCTACCGCGTTTGGAGCATCAAGCCGTGGTCGGTTACTAACAGCCGTTTTATCCCAGCGCTTGCGTCACTTAGAAAAAAGCACGATACTGATGGCGCTATAGAACTTGCTATCTTAGATTTGTTCTTCGGTAGTATTGATTTTGAAAAGTACGACGACGCAGAACATCTTTGGAAGTTGTTTGTAACTAGATTTCCAAGTTACGTTTTGCAGGCAAAGAGTTCTATGATTTCTACAGAAGAAAGCGATGAAGAGCTTCGTCTTAAAGAAAAGGCGCTTGCTAGATTGAGGGGAAATGTTTAACGTAGACGAGTTAAAACTTCGGCGCCGTTCTTGGGTGAAGATTGCAGCCATTCCCTACAACCGTCAAGGTTGGGAGTTTAAAGATTGCACTGGCGTTATCTCATCTGATGTTGAGGTAATTAAAGAGTGGGTTGCCACAGTTGAATCTGGCAAGGTGATTAAATCTAAAGGCCATACAAGTTGTGGTCAGGGACTCATGCTCTACGGAGAACCGGGGCACGGCAAGACAACTTTGGCTTTGGTAATTTTGCAGGACATTCTGCGACGGTTTCCCTACGAGGCTTTCTCCCCTGAAGCAAACAAGACACTTGTTCGACCTTGCTACTTTTTAACTTTTAGCGCCTTACTTGATTTGAGGGGGGCTCTTATGGAAGACCCCACAGATGAAGAGCAGTCTTTATTTGCTGGACTCCTTGGGGAGTCCGTGGATGATGCGTACAACATCCGAGTGCTGGTTATTGACGATGTAGGCAAGGAGCATATGTCTGGGTCTGGTTGGCAGAAAACAATGCTTCACCACGTCCTTAGAACTCGGTTTAATAACGGACTACCGACTATTGTTACCTCAAACATACCTTTAGAGGCTTGGGGGGCCGTTTATGGCTCTGCTACAGAGAGCTTTGCCCGAGAAGCTTTCGTACCTATTGCACTAAAATCTCCAAAAGGGGATTTACGGAAATGAGGAAGAAGAACATGCAAGCCCAAGAAACAAAACTTATACAAGTTTTCTTGAGCCAGTCTATGAGTCCGAGCCCCGCAATCTATGAAGTAAGCAGTACTGTAGATGGGGACCTAATCTGCTCTTGCCCAGGATTTAACGGACGGAGTAGTTGCAAGCACTCTCGATTTGTAAACGCCCGCATTAATACTAATGGCGGTGCGTATCCGTTAGAGATTTCTAAAAAAGCAACTAAAGAAGAAGCCGACAAGGCTCAAGAATCTACAGATGCTTTTAGAGAATTCATTATTAGATTTGGAAAAATAGAGGTTTATTAAACATGTACAAGGGGGATATAAGCAACGCATTTACTAGGCGGGTGCTTGTTACAACAGACGGCATACTTAATTGGGAAACCTCTGTCAAAAAAGTTTTTAAAATAATCCCTAAGATTGAAAAAAAATATACTTTTAATTCTCAAATATTAAGCCGTATTTATTTATGGGCTACGAGAAGCGAATACACCTACGAGCTTGTGTCCTTTGATATGACCGAGGATGAGCTAAATGATTTAATCGAACACCTAGAGAAAATTGGCACGAACCCCTTTCGCTATGCTACGGTCTACTCTTCTATCGACCACTTAATAGCAGAGTTACCATACAGACCAGATGTTGTTGGTGTTATGGATAGGCCTGATAGATTGTTGCGCTACGGAAGCTGGGGAATGGACTTACTTCAATGAACAATGAAAAGAAGCTTCTTAGTAAAGCGGTTCTTGAAAAGAACTTAACTCCTTTGTTTATGCGTAATGTAAACGCTAATTGGTTTGCAGACGAAGACGACAAGCGCGTCTGGACCAAAGTACGCGACCACTTCTCAAAGTACGGTGAGTGCCCAAGCCTTGAGATTCTTAAGGACAACTACCCAACGTATGAATTTGTTCAAACAGAGGACAGCCTTGATTATTTACTAGACGCAGTTGTTGAAGCACGACGTAAGTTTGCAACTGTAAATATGCTTCGTGACGCTATTGAGTCTATTGATAAGCGCTCTGACCATGAAGAGGCGTTACTACGTTTACAGCGCGGTCTTATTAAGATTGATGACGATGGTTTAAGTGGAACTAGCGACCTTGATTTAACTAACGAGCCTATGCGTCGTTGGGAAGATTATCAAGAGCGAAAGAACTTGCCTAACGGTTTACGCGGATACCCAACTGGGTTCCCTACTATTGACAAAGCAACTAGTGGTCTACAAAACGGTCAGCTGGTTGTTGTTATTGCTCCACCAAAGACTGGTAAGTCAACTCTTGCTTTGCAGATTGCTTTGAACATCCACCGAGAGCAAAAGAAAGTTCCTATGTTCCAATCGTTTGAGATGAGCAACATGGAGCAAGAGACTCGCTATGACTCAATGCGTGCCCTCATTTCTCACCAGCGTTTGATGACTGGAACTCTTACATCTGAAGAAGAGGCTAGATACAAAAAGATTTTGGAAAACCTTGAGAACGTTGACCATAAGTTTTGGCTAGTGGACTCTGCTGCTGGTTCAACTGTTTCAGGTATTGCTGCAAAAATTCAGACATTGCAACCAGACATTGTTTTTATTGACGGCGTCTACCTTATGATTGACGAGCAGTCTGGTGAGGCTAATACCCCACAGGCTTTGACTAATATTACCCGCGGCTTAAAGAAGTTGGCGCAGCGGTTTAATAAGCCAATTGTTATCTCTACTCAGGTGCTTACTTGGAAAATGAAGAAGGGTAATGTGACTGCAGATTCAATCGGTTACTCATCTTCTTTCTTTCAGGACGCCGATATTATTCTTGGTCTACAACGTGAGGATGAAGCCGTTGAAGACACCCGTTTGTTAAAGGTTGTAGCAAGCCGTAACTCTGGACCTGCCGAAGTAACTCTTGAGTGGCAGTGGTCGGAGGGACGATTCCGTGAAATGGATGCTACCGACCTATGAAACTTCCAAACTTAGCTCGTATTAAACGCGTACTTGAACTTCGCCGTTCAAATGCTGCTCAGCCTATGAAAAGCAAAAAGGCTTACACACGCAAGGTTAAACACAAGAAGGTGGACTATGACCGTTGAAGATATGGAAGACCTGCTCGACCGGTTAGGTATCGAGTACTACAACATTCGTGGCTCTGAGATTAACGGGCACTGCCCCGCGCATTTAAAGCGCACAGGTAACGAAGACCATAATCCGTCTTGGTGGATTAACTCTGATACTGGCGCACACATTTGTTTTTCTTGCGGGTTTAAGGGAAGCGTTACTTCTTTAATTGAATACGTTCAAGGAATTGATTATGAATCAGCCAAGGCTTGGATTGATACAGGAGTTGATTTGGGCAAAGCGTTAGATAGGGCTATTAAGAAAGAGCCAGTGTTTAAAGAGGTCCACGACATATCTGAGGCAAACCTTGCAGCATTTGTTGAGCCACCAGAAGATGCCTTACGTTCTCGCGGCATAACTAGTAACGCGGCGCGTTACTATGGGATTCTTTGGGACCCCAACAAAAATTGTTGGGTGACTCCCATACGAAATCCTATGAACAACAAGCTTTGGGGATGGCAGGAAAAGGGCGATAACCGCTATTTCCGCAATTACCCTACGGGTGTCAACAAAAGCCTGTCTTTATTTGGATACGGCCAATACACCTCTGGTCCCATGGTAGTGGTCGAATCTCCTCTGGACGTGGCTCGTATGGGCTCTGTAGGGCTTCTAGGGGGTGTTTCTACCTTCGGTTCAGCTGTGTCCAAGAGTCAGGTAAACCTGCTTAGAGGCGCTAAGAGCGTCATATTCGCTATGGACAACGACAAGGCTGGTAGGGAGTCGTCCAAGGCTCTCCTAGGCTGGAGTTTGCGCCTTGGCTTTGAGGCTAGGTTCTTTAACTATGACCACGTAGATGTCAAAGACATTGGCGGTATGAGTAAAGATGAGATATTTTTAGGAA